TCAATTTTGTAGAAAGCTGATACTAAAGCTTCATCTCTAAGTACTTTCGCACCATAGACATGTAAGCCTCTAACAATATCACCAAACGATGTTGGGTCTCTCAACACTTCTGTTGAAAGGATAGTGTTAGCAGTAGCAGTAGAACTCATATGTCCAGCCATAACTTTACCAGTTGCATTTGATGTTGCAGCGATATTGTTAGATTTGTACATATCAAATCCTCTTAGTTTTCCACTTGAAACTAAACCATTTCTGATTGAACCTTGACCAGCGTTAAAGTCAACAGAAAGAAGTTTAGACCCAGACTGTCCTAATTGCTCGTAGAAGTCAGGACCAGCAACGAACCATCTACCTTCTTCAGGTACATTCTGTTCGTCTAATAGTCTTGCCATTCTAGCCATAAGGTCTAGAGGGTCTGTTTCACCAGTTTGACCTAAGTCTACAGAACCAGTTCCGTCAAATACACCAGCACCTAATGCTGTAGCATTGTCTGCACCTAAAATATGATTAGGTGTAGCTGCGGAACAACCAACAAACATTTTTTCTATAACAGCAGCATCGTATGCATCTTTAAGAGCATATGCAGCTGAGCTAGAAGCAATTTCTTTGAAGTTCACATGTGACATGTTGCTTTCGATATCATCTACGATGAATTTGAAAGCTTTAGCACTGTCAACAACCAAAGATATTTCTTGGTCGGTTAGTAGGGTCGCACTTGTATCTGCATTTCTTGTGTAATCAGACACAGAAATTACAGGTTCTTTTATTATTTTTACAGAGTCTCCGTAAGCAGATATTTCACCAGCATAGTCGGTGTTAGTAATAGCTTCTACCACTGAGGCTTTTCTAAAGAAGTTTAAAACCTTTTTAGAGTAAACCGATGGTAAAAAGAAACTATTAGTCTGTCCGGCTGTACCTGCATCAAAGTTACTCGTTGCGGAATTATTACTTCCGGTTTGAAAATATTGAGCCATTTTTTTTCCTTTTAGTTAATTATAGTTTATTTTATGATTCTGCCTTCTTGCATTGCATCTGATATCTCTTTTTCAAATTTATCAAATTCAGCAACACTCATTGCAGCAATCTCTTTTTCTGACCAAACCTTTTGTTGATTAGGTTCTACACTAGTTGTTTTAGTGGAAACCATATCAGCAGCAGATTTTTTAGTCGGTTTAGAAGATGACTTAGTCTTAATAGGTTCAATACCAAAATCTTTTTTAAACAAATCTAAAGCACGTGAAGCTAGGTCAGCATCGTCAGCATTTGAGTATATCCAGTCTTGAATAGACTTAGGCTGCTCTTTTGCCCAACCATGAAAGTCATCGCTGTTTCTGATATCTTCAAAATCAGGATGTCTTTCGTTTAACCTTTTTTCTGCACTCTGTCGTACTAACTCATTCTCACGTTCTTGGAGTTTACTAAGGCGTTCTTCTAGAACTTTTGCTTTAGTCTCCGATTGCATATGAGCAACGGTTTCTACAACTTCGTAAACATCAGGATAGTTATTTTTAAACTCTTCAAGTTCTTCTTCAGATTTAGGAGCTTTGTATTCGGTTCTATTACTAGTAGCCTCTTCAATTAACTCTTGTTCTCTGCTTTTAAACTCGTTAAGTTTACTATCATAATGTTTTTTTAAATCATCATATCTTTTTTTATAGTCTGGTTTCTTATAAGGTGTATCCTTAGTAGTCTCCAGTTCTTCAGTATTAACACTTCCTTCAGCTTCCACTTCAGTTATGTCGTTACTATTAAAGAGCTTATTCTTTTCAGAAGGCTCTTCAAAATACATATTTTCTGATGATAAAAAAGGTTTATCTTCTCCACCATGCCAATCTTTCTTTGCGTTATAAGGATTTGGCGTTTTCTCTTTTTGGACTGTATTAGTCATTTTCTTTTCTCCTACTCAGGGCTTGTTTCACAAGGTAGCTCTATGTCGACTAGAGGGCTTGTTTGTAAAGGTAGCCTTTCGGTTATTAATGTGATAAAGGGCTGAGTAATTAATTCAGGTAGCTTTATCGTTAGTTGGTTTAGTATTAGATGTTCCTGCTTTGACTGAGCATAGATTTTTTAATATCGTCACCTATTAAATCTTTTTCATCTCTTGCAATAGCAGGAGAATCCACAGTTGTTTTAGTAACATTAATTTCTTGTTGTATTGGAGCTTGTAAAGGCTCTGATACAATTTTTTTTTCTTCAACATCAGTCACTGGTCCACCAGTTACTAAACCTTGTCTTTCATCTGCTTTAGCTTCAGCATCTTTCATCATAGACATTAAAGCGTCTTCTCCGATTTCTTCTACAGCTTTTGCAGTAAAGACAAATTCTCCGTCAGACAACCTAGCAGGTATACTGTCAGAGACTCCTGAACCCGGTCCATTAACAGGACCAGACCCAGCAAATTCTTGAGCAACATCTATTATCTTATCAAATAACATAGATAGTTCCTCGTCTTGTTCTAGTTTGGAAGTTAGCATATCTTCTTCTTCTTCGCTTAATGCTTCTTCCATTATAAATCTTGTGTAGTTATCTTCCATGTTATCATCAGATTCCATTTCAGATTCTTGTGGTGGTGTCATAACCATTAACATTTGGTCATCCATTGACCCACCTTCTTGATAACCCATACGTTCAACAACTTCTGGTGCTTCTTCTCTAAGAGCTTCTATGCCCGGACCACCTTCTTTCATTTTGTATCTTTTTTTATCGTCATCTAACATTATGTTTCTTCCTTCCTGTTAATTGCTTCTTTAACTTGCTTGTCCAGTTGCTCCAGCCTGACCAGAGAACTCACTCTCCCCTGCAACCGGTACATTTCCTGTTCCGATGTTGCCACCGCCAGTGCCTGTAGCTCCAAGTTCTTGAGGTTGTTGAGGTACTCCTTCAGGTCCTCCCATTGGGGACTGTTCACCACCGGGTTGAGCTTCCTCGCCATTTGTTTGTCCAGCATTTTGCATTCCTATTATTTGTGCCATCATTGCAGCTTCTTCAGGGTCATTGAGTATTTCATCAGGGTCTAAATCTAAGCTGTAGGCAAGTTCACTAACGAGTTTAGAAATCTTAACAAACGGAGCAATAGCAGGACTTTGTGCAGTTTGTAAGAACATAGTAAGTCTTTGACTTCTAACTTCTTTCTGCATCAAGCTATTTGTTCCAGTAGCCTTAACTTCTAAATCACCTTTAACATCCAACTCATCTTCTAAGAATTGCATGTTCCACTGGAAGTAAGACTCCCCTAGTGGCTTTAATAAAAAGTCATCAAGATTTTTGATAACTGTTTTAATATTTAAACTTGATGCTCCAAGTAACATAGACATACCAGAAGCAGTCCTTGTCATACTTTGAACACCTGTTTGACCGTGTGAATAACTAGGTATACCTGTTTGTTCATCTGCAAGTTGTCTAAACTTATCAAACATCATTAAGTTTTCTTGTGAAGTATTAGGAAATTTTAAACCATGTATAGCTTGTCCCGGCATTCCAGCTTGTCTTCTAAAGACTTTACCCGGATATATTTCCATTGATTGTCCACCAACTAGGGCAGACTCATCTACATCAAACACTAAAGAACCTGACATTGCTAAATTATCTATAGCCATTCTTGCATGACCGTTCATAATTTGTTGTGAATCATCCATGTTCTCTGCTACGCCAATACCAAAGAAGTTATAAGGATTTCTTTCGTATGGGAAAGCGTTGTATGGTATCCTGTATGGAGTGAATGGATTAAGTACAGCTCTTAACAAGTAAGTACCACATGTCCATATGTTTACTTGTACTTCATCTAGGTCATCAACAGTGTCGGGTAAGTCGATACCTACTTCTCGTGCATACTCTGCATCCATCATTCCCCAGTATTCTAAGACTTCATAACTACTATTAATATCTTCGTCACTTCTAGCATCGTCTTTTAACTGGCTTTCAAAATCTTTCTCTACGTAGTTAGCACCCATTTGAATAGCACTACGTATTGCATCATCATCAAAGTAAGGCATGTTTCTTAACTGTCTTAATTGACTTCTGTTCATCTTGTGTCTATGTATAACATATTCACATTCATCCATGTTAGTAGCGTTAGGGTCAGGATAAAAATCCCAACAACTTACAAACTCTATTCTAGGTACTCTAACTTCTAAAGGGTTATAATTTCTATTGCCTTCTTCGTCTGTATCCCATTTGTGAAGTTTCTTGTTAAAGTTAAATGGTCCTTTTACAATCCCTGTACCAAGTAAAGCAGATTCTAAAAGAGCATTTCTTAATTCTGAGTTTCCATTTGATTCTTCAATCTGGTCATGGATAAGTTTTTCCATTCTTCTTGCAGCTTTTTGTGCAGGAGATACTTCAATATTTTGTGGTATAGGACTTACGCCATCTTTAAGAATACCAGCTTCTTCAGCTTGGTCTTCAAGACTATCTTCAAAGATACCGTTATAAAAACTTGCACCGGGTTTTAAAGTTTTACCATCTCCTTCATAACCAACATCATATGGATTAGGTTCGTCTTCTAATCTGTTACCTATGTTTTCTGGTGTTGTTTCTAATCCGGGTGTAGGGCTAGATGTATCAAGATGTGCAAAGTTTGTTTCACCTTCTGCTATTTTAGTTTCAGCAATTCCTATTGGAAACTTACCTGTACCAAAGATAACATCAACTAACTGTCCAAAAGCAGCCAGTACTTTAGTCTTAGTAACTTTTACAAATACTCTAGACTTTTCTGATTCTCTAAACTTAACTCCTTTAGCATAAAGACCTCTGTAGTTTTCGTACGCTTTTAACCAACGAGTTTCGTCAGTCTGTCTAGCTTCTTCAGCTTGAGCATAACGCCCTTTAATGATACCAATAAGATTTCTTTGTTGGTCTTCTTCTAAAGTTAATTGAACTCCAGACTCACCTTCTACTTCTTCGTAGATGCTATCAGCGTTTAAAAATGTATTTCTATCTTCTGCCATATTTTTTAATAACCAAAGGTTGAGTCTACTGGTCTATACATCTCACGTTTTAAACCTCTCATACGTTCTAATGGGTTTTCCATTCTTGGTCTGCTCATTATCATATAACGTAATGCATCGTATGCATGGTCTGAAGCTTTCGTATCTACATCTTCAGGGTTAATCTTAGACAATGGTATAGACTGTAATTCTCTTATTAAGTTAGGACATGTATTAAATATCTGTAACTTAGGTCTACCATTCTCTCTAACCTTTAAATACTCGTGTATTTGTATCTTACCTTGTATTCTATTCTTATCGGCTCGTCTTAACTTATGACCAGCCTTAACTAAACTTTCTCCTACAGTTGGACCAGTCGTTCCTGTTCTTGCCCATGCTGCAGTATCTAAAACCCCATTCACTGAGAAAGGGTCTTCTGTCTCCATATCAGTTATTATAGCACCTAATTCTTCTCCTGTCAAGCCTTTTCGGTATAATTCTCTATATATTATTAAAGTATTATCATTTATATCCATTATTCCCCATAAGCAACAACTCTCTGCAGCATAACCATAGTCAACTGCTTTGACTCTTTCCCAGTGTACAGGTAGTTCAAATGGTGTAATAATGTGATTTTCAGGACTAAATTCTACAAACGCAGCTCCTTCAGCTACATCCCAGTTACCTTCTAGTAGTTGTCTACGTTGTATAGGTGGTAGTGATTTAAGCATCTGTTCATAGATACCGTCTTCTGCAAGGTAAGGGTTATCAGCTAACTTAGCAGGAATAAACTTACGTGTTAATCCATCTTTACCTTTGAATGATTTATTTGATTCGTTTGGTTCTATATATCTTTTCTTTACCCAATTAGAACCAACACCCCCGGGGTTAGCAGTACAGCGTAAGTATGTTTCTATTTCTTTGTCTGTTGTCCTAAGACGAGAAGCAAGATAGTTCCAACTGAACTCTGTAGGTAAATGGGTTATCTCATCAAACCCTATCCAACTATATGCTTGTCCTTGATATCTGTATACGTCTGCATCTCGTTCCAAGAACCCAAACTCTACTTTTGCACCGCTTGGAAAGTTCCAAAGCTTTTCTACTTCTCTAAACTTAGCACCGGGAAATGCTTGTGGATATAGTTCACGAGATTTATCAATCATCTCTCTTAGTTCTGGCATAGACCTTCTAAGTATTAATGCTCTGTGTGCAGACCTGTGTGCATATCTTAGCGGGTCAACAATCATGGCATATGATTTGCCACCACCAGCAGCTCCACCATATAACACATCTTTCTCACCAGCAGCAAGGAAGTCTGTCTGTGGTCCTTCATTAGCATGGAAGAATACATGATGATTATCAAGTACTTCTTTAACAGCTTTGGGTAATGTATCTAAATCACTTTCTGTAACAACACCTTCTTTAGTATTGTCCAGCTTTTCAAGTGTAGTCTTTTGTTTTTTGAATGACTTCTTAGCGTTGTTGAGCTTCTGCTCTAGCTTTTGAATATTCTTTTGTTTACGTGTAATAGTTCTACGTGCTGCATCTTGTGCATCTTTCGGAGGTCTACCACCTTTCTTACGAGGCGTACCATCTTTGTTCTTTACAAAATTACCTTCGTTATCTTGCAAGTAAAGATGAGGGTTCAGTTCCCAATCTTTCGCTTCGTAATCCATATTTTTTATCTATGTGTTTTTTAAGTCCCGGAGCAGACATGCGTCTGTCCGTTTTATATTCTAACCAATCACATGCAGCCTGTAACGATATCTCTTCATTGACTACCATGTTCTCTGCAATCTGCAAAGCTTCTAACTCTTCTTCAACAGGTTTTAAAAAAGAACTAGCTTCTTCAGCTAACTGATATCCAAATGGTATAGTTGATGTAGCTCTTTTTATGTATCCTTCTTTCATTTTACTTTTCTGTAAGCTCTTGTTTTTCTTGCAGTTTTCTTTGGTTGCTTACTGTGCTGCTTTCCTTTTTTAGTATCTTCTCGTTTTTTTCTAGTTGATTCAGCATACTCTTTAGAAGATAGTGCCTTAATAGCTTTTTCTGGGAGATACCTTTCCCCCGTTTCTGCCGACTTCTTACCACTTTTGGTACGCCATTTTTGTTTGGTCCAAGCCCTAAGACTTCTTTGACTTTCTTTTAGTGACATTTTTCTTTTGTGTTAAACATTTCTTAAATAGTTTTGCATAAACTTTGTTTAGCTCGTTCATCATCTTTATCATAAATTCTTTAATCCTTTTCATATTACTTATAGCCTCCCCCTTTGGCTTTATATTCTTTTGCAAGGAGCTGGGCTTTTCGAGCTGACCACTGCCCGGCTTTACCACCTTTGGTACCGGCTTTAATCCTCTCGAAAAGTCTCTTACGCATACTTGGCTTGGTATAATTACCAGCTTTGTTCACGGTTGATTTAGCTTTCTTCTTTGTTGGCATCTTTCTTTCCTCCAAATATCCTGTCCCAGTTATCTTCGTATTCTTTTTTAGATATAGCAAATGGTCTAGGTCTTGCACCTTTACCGCCATCACTTTTACCATAAATACTTTTTCTAAAAGTTACTTGAGAACCTTCATCATTTCCTATTTGTTTACCCATAGTTTACCTAGTCCTAGTGGACTACCACTTAACCTTATCAGCCCAATAGGCTGCAGACATTTTACCTTTAGCAATGTTCTTACCGTGTCTTGCTTTAAAAGACTTTCTCTTAGCTTTCATTCTATCTGATTCACCTGCTTTAGGTTTACCAGCAGTACTAGCACCCTTCTGACCAAAGCGTATAGTCTTAATCTTATCACCTTCTTTAGCCACAACGATGTGTGACTTAGTTTTGTGACTAGGAGTTCTTTTAGGTTTATTAAACCCTGAGACCCCTGCTCGTTTTAATCTACCATCTTTTTCTGTCATTAGTGTACTGTCCTTAGTCCTAGTGGACTGTTCTTTTCTTTGTTTGGTCATCGTGTTCTAGTTCTTGGATTTCTCCTAACACTAACAACCCATATTGTATTGCTATTCTATTTGCTTCAGCAACTGTATGTGCTTTGATGTATGGACCTATTGCAGCTCCATCCTCATTAACATGTTCAGTTATCCAAAGTTTCATAACTAGCATCCTCTGCTTCTATATCAATCGTATGCTTTTCTGGTAGTATAAAGATACCGCCACTAACATTATGATTAATATCTACTTTATCTGTCTTAACAACACCAGCCCTATCTAGTATCGTCTGTGCAGCTTGTAACTTATTGTTAGCTTGGGGAACAGGCTTATCAGATTTCATAACCTCTATAAGCTTGAATGCTGCTGTTGGGGCTTCCCTTGCAAGTACGTCACTGGCTAAATCCACTACTTCGTTTTTAAGTGCTTTTAATATTTGATAGTGATTGCCTGAATACCCTGCAAGTTCGGCTGACTTTTTGAAATCCCCACCAGTGTCTACTAAGTGATTTAAGAATGCTTCTTGTTTCTCAGTTAGGTTTCTCTTCTTTTCTGGTAGGTAACTCATGCTATTATTATATAGTATCTTTTAAAGTTTGTCAAGTCTTTTAAGGTAATTTAAAGTATTTGCATAAAGTACTTGACAAAATTGAAAAGTATGTGTATAATAAAGTTGAAAACGTCCCCAGGTTTAAATACCTAATATAGCCCCACCCTAACCCCACTAACAACTATGAAATACTAGGGGTTATTCTGTGTTGTAAAGTATATAAAAGCTTATGAAGTTTTTAAAGTTTTAAAGCTTTATAAAGCCCAACTGGTTAATACCACTATTGGGTAGAAATGTATATGATTTATATATATACCCCCCCCCCCC